TGGCGCCGCAAATTGCACCGACGTCGGATTGGCGATACATCTTAGCATTCTTTTGCTGGATCGCGATGAACCCTTTTGCCGCAAGAAATTCCGACGATACTGTCGGTCCGTTCAGGATGGCATTGATGCGCCCGAGGTTGATTAAGACGGGCGGCGCTTCATCGGTTTGCTTCATCGGTTTGCGCAGGCGTACAGGTTTAGCGAGCGCATCGCATGCATAGCATCTGCCGCGCCATTCGCCATCAATACCGTGTACATCGCCAGTGCCATCGCAGTATTCACAGGTGACTTTCTGCGAATCAGGAATAAGCGAAGTCTCATATTGAGACGGATGATCGGCTTCGCGTTGTAGTGCGGCTGTACGTTCCGCTACAGCGCGCCGATGTTCTTCAACTTTGGCCGCTGCCGCATTGTGCGCGTCGATACGGGCCTGGGCTTCGGCAATCTCTGCGCGCTCAATCACCATTTTCTTTTCAATTTCGGCATATTCCGCACGGACCGCCGCTTGTTGGCGCTCAATGTCAAGGTCGTTAATACGCCGTCGCTCATCCTCAATAGCCTGCAACCTGGCCGCTTCAGCGCGTTCGGCAGCAAGTTCAGCCTCTTGCGCTACTCGCTCTGCCTGCCATGCGGCAGCAGCTTTGTCCGCCGCTTCCTTGGCGGCGATCTGGTTGGCAATGCGCTGCGCTTCCAGTTCCTTGCGCATAAATGCAATCTCCTCTGCCTGCGCCTTCACGCGCGCCTCTTCATCTGCTTTATCCTGCGCGTCTTTGGCTGCTTTGGCTGCTTTGGCGGTCGCCTTGACTTCCTCTTCCTTTTGAGTCTGCGCCCGCAATGCATCGGCTTTTTCTGCTTCCGCTTTAGTGTGATCATCAATGCGCGACTTGACTAATAAAATCAGGTCGGCATTTTCTTTCATGACAATGACACCGGTATCGGCGAACAGGAAAGCATGGTCTTTTACTTGTTCGTGCAAGCACTTGAGATTGATGTCTATCTTGTCGGCAATGGCATTCGATTCGATCTTGACGCGGGCCAGCTCGGTATCGACGGCATTGCGAACCGATGCGATCGTCCGCAAGCTCTTGATGACGCCGCCGAAGTCAGCCGCTACGACCGGCATATAAGGCTTGCCGAGGCGCATATTCAGCGCCGCGATATGGTCGGCGAACTTCAATTTCCCTTCGGTGACGATTTCGACGCGAATTGATTCCTTACGAGCCTTGACGACTTTTTCAAGGGCAAGCCGTGTTACTCTGGCCGTGTCAGTGTACAGCTTCACCGTGCGGCGCATATCGTCAATGCTTGATGTTTGGGTCAGCGCATTGGCTTCAGCGGCTTCCAGTGCGTCCTGGGCCTTCTGCAACGTCTTGCAAGCTGCATCGGCATCGGCAAAGCCTTGATCATCGTTTGGCTTCTGATTAATGCCTTTGATAAACTCGTTAAGCATGACTCCGAAACGGTCAAGATTGGAAATTAGGCTGATTGAGCCGTTGACCTGAATCGACAGCGCAGGTAGGTCTTTAGTTGGTGTCGCGACGACGGGCGCGATAACTTCGACTGGGGTATATTCGGCAAGGTCTTTTTCAAATTGCTCCCAACCGGCAATAATCTCGGCGCGCAAAAATCCGTTTGAATTATACCAACAATGGCGCTCTTCAACCAATTCATCGCCAGACCATTTTGACGCCATGAATAGGACGCGATCAGCACCCGACACAAGGCATTGCTGCTCCATCTGGATTCGATACATGAGTGGAAGATCAGCTCCATCAAATCCATCTACCATCAAAGTGTGCAGTTCATCATTCAGGCTCTTGTGTTCAAACGCCGTCGAATCATCCATCGTCAAGCCGTCGAACGATGCCGAAAACTTTCCGTTCGACCCGGTAACAGGGTATAGGTCGTCGCCGATTAATTTTTCGGCAAGCGGGCGGGCAGACGCCTCGAATCGGTGCCCATCATTGAATAGAGATTGTGTTGCGTCATCGATTTCAGCCGATATTCCGGTATGCATTTCGTGCATCAACCGCGTGCGCGTCTTGTAAATCGACTCGCCCATCATGGCCGGCGCATCGCTAGCGTTAAAATGGTTTGCGCGGTATGCCAGCCATTCCGGCGATCCCTGAATTAGTTCGTGCGTAATCATCGAATTTTCCCTTTTTGTTATTCTGGAACGTAACCGCCGTCAAGGCCGGCATCGAAATTCGCGGTCGATTCCTTCGGCTGCTCCATGACTTCCGCAATCACTTTTTTCCACGAAAGAATTTCCGTGCGCTGCGATTCACTGAAAGTGGCGCGAGTGCCAAGCATCGCCAGCAACGACTCAGCGGTTTTCTTTCCGTCTTCGACGGTCTTGCGCCATTTCAGTTTATTCTCGGAAAAAGCGTCTTCTGTGCATTCTGGAATTTCCGGCCTTGCTTCCGGATTTGGCGTGATATTGACCTCTGCCGCTTCGTATGTCTTGCCCTCCATTTCGTCGGCAGTCGGTGCGCTTCCAGTCATTTCCGGGAAAGCCGTGCGCAGAGCTTGTGCCTGGGCGCATTTGCCAAGCTGCCCGCGCGGACGTTTCTTCCACATGGCATTAGGCGATTCGCTATCCTTCCCTGCGGTCGCGTAATTCTCGATCCAGTATTCGACAGCCGAAAACTTGCCGATCGCGCCGTTTGGCAATAGCCGATCCACCACGACACGCGCCCATTCTGGGGCTTTGAATTTTTTACCGTCCAATTCAAACTCAACTACAGGGCCGAACTCTGGTTCACTGATTCCGGCAAGCGCATTGCTGCGCGCCGCCTGTGTGCGGTACAGTCCGACGCCAGGCATAATTACATCGCGCATCTGCCTCGCATTTTTATCCCACATGGGGACGATATGGACCGGTTTTTGCATCGGGTCGAGATTCGCCGCCTTGCAATACCCGATTACCATCTTGATGCTCTTGAGTGCCGCGCCAGGGTAAAGGCTGGACTGCAAAACATCTACCAATTCGTTCTCTGTCATCGCAGTGAGCGATGTACTTCCACTGATTGCCACTACTTCGTTTGCCATGTGATCCCCCAATAAAAAAGCCGATCAATTTAGATTGCGCATTCCATCCGGGAAGATTGACTCTACTGTGAAGTGTCGTCTGGAACACGCAAACTAAATAAATCGGCTGCTTGTCAATCTTCCCGGATTGCAAATTAATAATAGCACAGATTTATTTCTCTGTGCTGGTATTTCGCTTAAAACGGCAAATCAGTATCATCATACTTGACTGCTGGCGGCGGTTGAATCGGCGTAGGTTCGGCTTCCGATGCTTCCCAGGTCAACTCCGCATGAGCGCTGCCGTAGCCTCCATCCAGAATGCATGTATTCACCTTCAGCCCGATATGCGCGGCATGCGCAAGAATTACCGCCTCAATGTCTTGATGATCGTAAGTCACTTTCATTTCAACCTCCTTAAATTATTTCAACATCCATCGAACCGCAACCACTACCGAAGCGACCCGGCCGAATTTCAACGCGCGCTTGCGGCGGTACATTCTGACGAATAGCTCGATCACGATGGATAAGCATCTTCAGCAGTAGCGAACCAGCCGCGACCTTCAACGCGAATAAACTTCGATTCGCTCACCTTTTCGCGAGCATTCATCCATGCGGATTTAGTGCGGACAGTTACTCCATTCTGCACTGCGAATTCATCATCTCAGACGTATTGACCGCCCCGCTCTTCAACGAGAACCAGCCTGTTTTCAGTATTGGTAATAAGTGCAAATTGCATGTTATTTCTCCTTAATAATAATCTCGATGCCGCTCCACAGGTATTGCACAAGCTGTCGCGCCTCGTCGTCGGTCAGCCCCTTGATCGTCACGAAGCTGCTGTCTGGCCGCTCAATGACAATGCCTGTTTCGCCATCCTCATCTGATAGATAGCCGATCTCGCACAGTTCTCCGGATAGCTTCAGCATGACGATTCCGTAAGTTCTGACCTCGTTTTATCTTTCGCTTCGCGTTTCGCAATTCGGTCTAAATATCGCTGCTTGGCAGGATCGCCACCGATTCGCCCCATGATTTCCAAGTGCCGATCTTTTCTCTGATTTGCTGTCATACCAAGACCTTGCATCGCAACCTCATGGATTTGCTGGGTACGCCTGGTATATGTGCGTGAATCAAAACAAATGCGCAAAATATGATCTAGCGTTTCGCGTAGGTCGTTCATTTTTCCACCATCTGGCAGCAAGGCCATACCATTTGATTTGCGTCATGGATAAGGCCAGCCTCACGCAACCTGACCGCCTTGCGGTGCGCCAAAGCCTTCGCCGCTTGCATATCATCCGTGCGCTGATCGTCAAGCGTCTGCACGATGGCGTAGGTTGCGCAGACAATTAGAGCGCCGATGATTGACCATAGGATTGTGCGGATCATGATTTCCCGGCCTCGATCATAGCATCAGCAAACGCGTACGCCTGCGATGCGATAGTAGTTTCAGTGACCGCGCCGCCGTCTGTTCTCGCAACAGAAGCGCGATGGTCGAAGCACACTGCTATCAGGCTTTGCATTGCTTTCGCAGCCAGATAGTTGCGCATTGTCATGCCGTCTTCTGTCATCGCATTATGCTGATACACGGTCGGGAAGGCATGGCCGCCATTTTTTAAATCGCTCATGCTGGCACCCCCATCAAAGCCGCCAACGCCTCGCCAAGCG